GGAGGCATGAATTGGTTACTAACGATTGTTGTGGTAAGTGTCATGTATGATGTTCAGCCCCAGGTGGCAGAAGATTCATCTATTGAGCAGTGGATACCTCATGCGGGCAAACAGACGGAAATACTTAAACGCAGAGAGTTCGAGTGTCTATTTGGCGGATCACGTGGCGGCGGCAAAACAGATGCTGGATTAGTCTGGCTGGTAGCACCGGAATATTACAAACATCCCAAGTACAAAGGCTTGGTGGTGCGGCGCAATGCAGATGACCTGTCTGACTGGATCGCCAGAGCCAGAGCCTTTTATCATCCGTTAGGGGCTACATTTGCCGGTAAAACTCCGATCATTAAGCTGCCGGCGGGTGGATTCATCAAAACAGGTCATTTGAAGGATGAAAATGCCTACACCAAGTACCAGGGGCATGAGTACCAGAAGATTCTCATTGAAGAACTCACTCAAATACCCAGGGAAGAAGATTATTTGAAACTGATCTCATCATGCAGATCAACAGTCCCGGAGTTAAAGCCACAGATATTATCGACCACAAACCCTGGCGGTGCGGGTCATGTGTGGGTTAAGCAGCGGTTTGTGGATGTAGCCAAAGATAAAACGCATTACGACAAGGTCTCCGGCAGATCAAGAATATTTATTCCAGCCCGGATCGAAGATAACCCAACCTTGATGGACAACGATCCCGGGTATGTTAAATTCCTGGAGTCGCTGCCCAATGATTTAAGAAAAGCCTGGCGGGATGGTGATTGGGATATCTTTGCCGGACAGTATTTCAAGAAGCTGCGGAAGTCCATTCACCTGTGCGAACCGTTTGTAATTCCCAGATCATGGACAAAGTTCAGATCGTTGGACTGGGGATACGGTCACAACACGGTCTGCTTGTGGTGGGCTGTGGATCACAATTCACCCTCCAATGCGTATATATACCGCCGGTACATCCAGAATGAGACAGTTGTAAGCGAAATGGCGCAGAACATACTGGATATGACCCCGAAGAATGAACAGATACAGACGACAGCATCCGATCCGGCAATATGGGTGAAGAATCCCTACTCGGAAGCACCGACGGATAAAACGATGGCAGATGTGATCAGGACGGTAGGATTACACATTGAAAAAGCCAATAACAACCGTATTAACGGCTGGCAAGCCTTGCGGGAACTGTTAGAGTGGAGCGATGAGAAGCCAAGCCCCAGGCTACATATATTTGAAACCTGCGAGGATGTGTTTGATGGGTTGAGCGTATTAGTCCACAATGAGAAAAAGCCGGAAGATGTTTTAAAGGTGGGCGGGGACGACATTGGTGATTGTGCAAGGTATGGGGCAATGCACCTGTATGCTGCATTAGCACCGGAGAAAGATAAGTCGAAGGAAGATAAATTTATAGAATCAATAGTAACAGATCAGATATTTGCCGGTGAACCGGATAACTCAACATGGGATAATGTCTAATGAGATCAAATGTATCAACCACATTGGATTACGACGAACACACTCTGGAAGCCATAGCGGATAGTGCCGATCAGATTTCCCGGGTTAAGAAATGGTTTGAAGAATCGAAGAAAGCCAGGGAATCACAGTCAGAGCGGTGGCGAAAGAATGAAAAGCTGTATTACGGACAGCACTGGGTGGAGACGCAAAAGGATTCCAGGACAAAGCTGGTGTATAATTTCCCCTTGAGCGTTGTGGAAACAACTATGCCGATCATTGCGGATCATTTACCTACGGTGGATATTATGCCGAAGGAACAGGACGACGTTATGTTTGCGGATATGGTACAATCACGGTTCGATCAGCTTGCAGACCAGTCAGGCTTATATGACAAGATATTATTAACCGTTAAGGATTCGCTGATATATTCAAACGGATACCTGGAGGTATTGCCTGAATTGGACGAAAATGGCAGTCTGACCGGCATATCGGTCAATGTGCCTGACCCATATACGGTATTCCCCCATTATTTCGCTACAACGATGGAAAACGCCAATTATATCATCTTTGCAACACCCATGCACGTAAACGAGATTGAGCAGCAGTATGACGTGCAAGTCACACCGGAAGGCAATTTAGACGATTACCGATCTTTTCAAACGGCGGTAGATGATGAGACCAGGGAAGGGGACGATATGGCACTGGTTATAGAGTGTTTTAGCTATGACCCGGACAGGGAGACGTATCCGAACGGACGGTTTACAGCGATTGCCCGAGAGCAGCTGCTGATCGATGAGCCATTAGAGTTGTCACGGATTCCTTATTTTATGGTGGGAAACTACAAGTCAGCCCATACCTGGTACGGTATTGGTGAGCCGGATTTAGTGCGAACACAGACCAAGACGTTAAACGAGGTTATGAGTTCTATTGCAGATAATATTCGGGAAGCAGGAAACCCCATACGCAAAATGACTCCGAGATTTGTCGCAAAAAACCCATTAGGGATTAACCCTCATGCCGGGGGGAAGGTAGTGGTAGACGATCCAAAAGATTTAACGTGGGACGCTCCGCCATCCATACCGGGGTACGTCCAAAACTATATTCAACAGACCTCTGTAATGATGGATGCTGTTACCGGTGTCCATGACGTTACCCAGGGCAGACAGCCCACAGGCGTTACAGCTGCATCAGCGATTGCAGCATTGCAGGAAGCAGCCCAGACACGCATCCGGTATAAGATTACCAAAGAGATCAGTACGATGATTAAAGATGTGGGGAATTATGTGGTTGATTTGATCCAGACGTATGACGATCAGATATTGTCGTTAAGAGAAAGATATTCCGGCGGAGACTTTGAGTTTAAAGAATTTAATCCCCAGGCGGTAGATGAAAAGACCGGAAAAACCTTTTCAGAAGGTCAGTTCGACATAACAGTGGCAACAGGTTTCAGGCAGCCATCCGGACGTTTAGCTGCGGAGGAAAGAGCGTTGAAACTCTATGAACTGGGTGTCTATGGTGTTGAGGATATTGTTATGGCACTAAATGAGCCGAATAAACAGGATTTAATAGAAAGATTTTATAAGCGGCAGCAGGAAGCGCAGATGCAGCAGCAGGGCGGAGAACAGATACCGCCGGAAGTGATAGAGCAGTTTCAGCAGCTTGTGGAGATTGCGCAGCCGGGAACGCCGGAAGAAGAACAGTTAAGGGAAATGATGGAGCAGTATCCAGAACTACAGGAGATCATCCAGGCGTGATTCAACGAATTATTATCTACTTAAAAAAATTACATACAGTTAGATCAATACCGGATGATTTTACCGGTAAGATTCTAATAAACTGCCAATTAGGCTATGTTAATAATATCGTGATATCGGAGAGTATTAAAATAGCCTGAATTAGACCCAGATTTGATTAAACCGACCTAAAACCCGGGGAAATCGGAAAAACCGAAGCCCTGGACACTCTTTTCAAAGCGAGAGGAGCGTTCAGGGCTTTTTTAATGTCAATAACCAGTGTCAATCACATGATTGACCAACTGAAATGAGGACACACATGATAGCAGCAGAAAATGTATCATACGAAAGCGTAGAAGTCTCGGACTCTGACCTTGAGGGTATAGAGCAACCCAGTGAGCCATCTACTGAAAACAAACCGGTAGAAGCAAATACCGGTGACGAAAGCGATAACGACGATAACGACGCACCAGCAACGGTCATGGTTGGAGATCAGGAGTATACTGTTGATGAAATCAATGATGCTTTTGATTCCCATAAAAACAAGACTGACTGGAATAAAACCAATACGGAAAAGGCGCAAAAGATCGCAGACCAGCGCAAGAGTGTAGAGCCGATGGTTCAAATGGTGAAGATGTTCAATAATAACAAGGATTTCACTGAATTATTGATGGATTCCATAGAAGATGAGTTAGGGGAGGAGGGGAAAAGCCTTTTCGAGAACGTATTAAAGGCTGATCCCGGAGTAAACCCTTACAAGTCTCAGCTGGAAGAAGTACAGCATGATAGAGACATAATGCAGGCGGATGCAACTTTAAACAAAGCGAAGTCCGAACTGAAAAGCAAATTCAAGCTGAAAGATAATAAAGTGAACGATGTTGTTGATTTTGCAGTAAAAACTCACGAAGAAACCGGCAGGCTTATATCTTTAGAGGAAGCCTATAAGGTACTCGATTATGACACCTTAAAAGCAAAATCAGAGAAGAATAAACCTAAACCTCCGCAGCTGGCAAACAAAGATCGTGGTGCAGCCGCTATCCATACGTCCGATAAAAAGGCAGGGACGGCTAACTACGATGATGTTGATATAAGTGGATTCAACCTGTTTGGTTGATGATTAATTAGAAGAAAGGAGTTTAAGCTATGGCTTTAACTTATGATTCTTTAGAATCGTTGATCGCAAGGAAATATATGCCTATTCTTGCTGACAATATCTTTGTCAAGAGTCACCCTCTGACAGCAATTTTAAAGAAAAAATCAAAAACATTCAGCGGGCGTGAAATTGGGCTGCCCCTGGAAGTAACGGATGCAGACAGCACTAACAATGTTGTATGGGGATCGCCGGGTGCAGCATTAACCCCGACGGTATCAGACCCATTCACACTGGCATTGTATACCCCGCAGATGCTGACCGGAACTTTGAAGATCAACAAAGAGGAGTTCCTCATAATGAATACACCGGAAGCGGTGAAAAACATTGTGTCCTCCAAAGTGAAGAACCTTCAAAAAACCCTGGAAAAGGCTTTTGCTGATGCCATGTGGACGACAACCACAAGCGCATGGAACGCATTAACGGTTCTATTGAACGACACCAACAGCACGGCAGTAGGCGGTATTACACCAACAGCTACCTTGAATACGTGGTGGAAAACATCGATGGTAGATGCAGAAACTATCCGGCAAACAACGGCGACTGCCGTAACGGAGAGTGATCTGTATGATGCAGACTCCGGAACGTATATTCCCAGGATGTTAGCCCGGGGCGTTGCCAATGCCAAGAAGCAGACCGGCGAAACACCCGATTTGATTGTGGTAACTCAATACCTGTGGGACGTGATGGAGGATATTCTCGATCAGAAAAAAGCGGGTAATAAGTTCCATGATACAATGGGCGCAGCCGGGTTCAAAGCACTTGACTTCCGGGGCGTTGCTGTGATTGCTGAGGCAGATTTACCTTTATCAGGTAATAAGGCAAGTATGTACTTCATTAATTCGGATTATCTGTATATGTTCTTCAATTCCGGTGCGAAATTTACCGCCGGGAAATTCATTGAGAGCGATACGGCTAATACGCACTCCATGAAGGTTCATACCTACGGAAACCTGGTTACATCTAACAGAAACGCACATTGTGTTATTGAAAATGTGTATTCTGACAGCAGTTACGTCTAAACCGTAAATAGAATGTGAAGCTATCAGGGGGTGGATAACTATCCATCCCCACTTCACAAGGAGAATATTATGACCACAGCCGAAGCCTTAACCATACTTGGACACCGCCTGGAAGACCCCACTGGCGATTTGTTTGACGATACCCTTAAATATCTAATGCTCAACCGGGGTCAGGACAAACTGATTCAATACTTAAATCCGCACTTGTTGCAAGAATTACAGTCAAGCACCACAGCGATCGCTTTAACGGAAGATTCAGAACTTCCAGATGATTATAACGATTATTTTACTGCCAGTGATTTAGGCAGCACACCTTTTGGCGGATTGACCGGCATATTTGGTATCCGAGATGCTACTACCGGAGATTTTTATACAAAAACATCCTTTGAAACAATGATGATGGCGATGGATGCAGTCCGGGCAATCATCAGCGATCGTGTTTCGTCTGCCTATCCGTCTATAAAATTTTATTTCTTAAAAAACCGGGTGTATTGCCACCCGGGGCTACATGATGTAAATGTGTACTATATCCGTCAGCCAGCAGAGTTTGGATCGACCATAGATGTGCTTAATAACCTTATTGTTGGACAACGCTATAGCATCGTGGTCGTCGGGACTACAGATTTTACAGCACACGGAGCGAGTGCTAATACGGTTGGAGTGGAGTTTGTAGCAACCAATACAGGATTAGGGACAGGCACGGTAGATGTCGAATGTCCATTAGAACGAATATTCCACGATGCCTGGGTTGAACTGGCTGAGTACGAGTTATGGATGACAAATAGAGATTTTGACAAGTCGCAAGAAGCCTTATCCAGGGCAATGGCAATAATTAATCAGCATAACACGTCTATCCCGGCTCTGAATATACCGGATCAGGTGAATGATCCTTTTTATAATTCTCATCATATCTAAATTATGGCGAAACGTATAGATATACGAAGTTTTGAAGGTGTGATCACCAATGCCGATCAGGAAGATTTACGTCCGGAAGTTTTAACAGCCTTAAAAAATTTACGCCCGGTAAACGGTAAGCTGGTTAAAACATTCGGGGCAGGGGAGTTTACAGATATCCCTGCACCGGTGATTGATGTTATGTCTGCAAAACTCGGTGAAACGTATACGGTTCGCAATGTGTTTGTGTTTAATTCTGTCTATTTATCAACCACAGAAGCCCATCAGCACCGGTATATCGTTGTAGCAACCGACGACACCAGTAAGAATACACGGATTCTATGGTGGGACTATGATGTCCCCGCTGTATCCAACTGCTTGGTCTTTACCGATAATACGCTGTTCTTCTCTACCTCCGCAGCCCATAAAATTGATGAAGATGATTATGTAATGATCCAGGATGTGAAAAATAACGATGGTGCAGCTATCACCGGCTGTGAGATTTTTGATCAGGCAGGAAGTCAGTCAGATGCCGATACAGTCTATATAAATTCACCTTCCGGGTTTGGCGGGACGTGGATGGACGATCGCGGTGAGTTAGATGTGGAAATCATATCAGCAAAGCCATCAATGGGCGGGAAGTTGTCTCGTCATTTGCAATTTAACACTATAACGGTTGGATCAGACCAGATGACTAAAGTAGGGCATATAGCCATCGTGGAAGTGAATGGCGGATCAGCCGTCGTAACCCTTGCTGCAATAGCAAAATTTACAGAAGGCTTTTATAGGCTGTACTATTCTACAGATGGTACGAATTTTACAGCCCTGGCAACATCGGAATGGAGCGGAATCATAAGCTCAGGCATTAATATTAATATCCACCAAATAAGAGCCTTTAATAATTCTTTTTATGTAGCGGTTGAGCATTATAAAGACCCAACAAATTATACAAGCATAGTGAAGGTAACGCCGACATGGAGCGCATCGGTTGTAACCTGGGCGGATACAAACCCTATACAACTCGCACAGCAATTATCAGCGTGTCAGATGGTGGATTATACCCAGGGCGGAAGCAATTATTTGATGATTTTATTTAATGATGGTACTGCCGGGCATTTATACCGTCTCGACACCAGCGATACACCCACTAACTATACATCTGGTCTGCCGTCCTCTGATAAAGCACTGTATCTGTGTATGGGTCTTGATTCTCCCGGTAAGGAAAATTTCTTCATTTCGTGGGCTTGGGCAGGCACAGTATATATTTACTATTGTAGAATTACCCATCTTGGCAATACAAATCCCTGGACATTAATTAGTGACGGTATTATTGATAGTGCTGAAAATGTTATTGCTATGGACGGATATAAGCACCAGGACGATAAAACGGCTATCGTATGTCTGGAAGATACCTCAGCAAATACCCATAAAGTATATACGATAAAAGATGATGGCGGCTTTGAATTGACATTATTAAATATCGCAATACCGACAGATTCGCAAACTGACGGCAAAGTAATAAGAATGTATGGGACTCATGCCACACCAGGCGGAAATGAATATCTCTATATCTCATACGATACATATAACGATGGCACGCAGCATGGAGGCACTGTATATATAATAGCCGAAAGCGGAACACACGCACAAGTAACCGAATGTGATGCCGGGGCGGATTTAAAGGGAAAATCTATAGTGTCGTTTGGAGATGTATCAACAGTCTTTAGTATGACCTATGCTAAAGCACACATGGTTTTATACGGTGCGTTTGTACAGGGGACAGGAGTCACGGCAGAGGAAACAACTGTATTCCGCCATAGCGACGTGGGCTGGGCTACCGGAACATGGAGCGGAAACGGATCGCTAAAGTACAACTGGCGGGATTTGTTGGGTTTCTTTGACATATCAGGAGATTTTAAACAGGAAAATAACCGTAATCCGATTGTTCCGATGGGCGATTCTATCCGGTTTCTTCCTGGTGTAATATCTGACGGTGACGAATTATGGGTCGGGCATATAGACCGCGAATTGCTGGGCGGGAATGTCACCTATGCTGACGACTTTTATGGTCTTATTAATGCGATTACAAATCCGTTTAAAATTAACGGACACGATATATCCCTCACAGAGAATGAAGTGAGAGCAGAGGAAGGTGTCAAATATGCTGTAACAGCTATCTATGACGGAATCCAGGAGTCGCTAATTGATGATGATGATGTGCATAAACTGAATATATCAGCAAACATAAAAAAATCCATTGTTGATTTGACGATTAAGATTAATACAAACAATATTAACAAGAGGATTACCGGTATTAATGTATACAGATCGTCTATGCTGTCTACGCAAACATTCGGAAGTTTTTCCTTAATTCAGACAGTTAATCTATTGGATAGCTATACAGACTTAACACCTTTGAATGGGAATATTCATGCACTAAAGGACGACAAATTTTGGATTGTAGATAAAAATAATGCGTTAATAAAAAGTGGATTAATTGCTGGTAATTTAGCAAAAATAAAAATTACAGGAGCATATCATGGCGCACGTAAAAGGATAGAATACGACGAGGCTAATGCTCATCCAATCATTAAGCCTGTCTGGTATGACTCCGGGGCGACTCTATCGTCCAATCCCAGCTCATCAACCTCAATAGATGTGTCAGATGGGACTAAATTCAGCACAGGGCAGCTTATCCATGTCACAGGGTCTGTTATGGTAAACGAGGCTTACGTTAATGGTTATTATTATAACACCAAAGACGGCTCTTATGACGAGATAATGGAAATTACCTATATTGTTTCAAATACTCTGACAGTGGTAAGGGGTTATGAAGGATCAACAACATACACATCCTATTCTACCAGTGATTATATTTATATTTATAGCGGTATCTCATACATAAATATTTTAGGGACTTCAGGAGCGAATATATTTAATGCAGGCTGGGCGTTTGATCATAACGTTTCCGGGTCAACTATAATAGAAACCGATACAACCGGTGCGTTCGGGGCAGGATATACAGGGATTTTAGAGCCTTTAGATACAGACGATTGGGTAACGAGCGGATCAGTAGACATCTCTTTGGCAAACAACAGAACTTTCTACGGAGTCCTCTCAACAGATGAAACGCAAGAAGAAGTGAATATTGTCAATGCTGTAAGCAATTATGATACTAAACTTGGATTTGGTTTTGTAAATATGAAAAATAAGATTATGGCTGATAAGATCACTTTAGAAGGTGTTTTTAGAGGGAGTGCCTCATTTGAAGATTTAGGCGGCGGTGTATATAATGTTACAATCAATGATAACGGACTCCCGGCAGGCGCATATCACTATAACGAGGGTGAGGACAGCATTAATACGTCCGGGAAATTCGGTAAAGTGTTTAAAGGGCGGATGTTTTTATTCAATTTACGCCTGGATATCGGCGATGAAAACGAAGAACACCGGGATTGGCTGTCTTATTCTGAATTAGAGCAGTTTGATGTTCGATCTGTCAGCAATGTGATTGGATTCCCGGATAAAGAAGGCGGAGAAGGGACAGGCATGGCTGAACTGTTCGGCAGGCTGCTGCTGTTTAAGCCTCAAGCTATCTTTACCCTGGATGTGGTAGACCCGACCGATCCCGCAACATGGAGACGGAGGGAAAGTAAGCATAATATCGGTAATATTGCTCCGCAAGGCGTTGTAGAAGCGATTGATTCGGTATATTTTGTATTCCGGGATGGTATTTATCGATTAGACCCAAATTTTGCCGCTGCTGCGGATGCAACGCCATCCAAGCTGAACCGCATTACTGAGCCGATCAGGGATATCTTCGACGGCATAGACGATAAAACGATTATTAAGGGAGCGTATGATCAGAATTTAAACGAAGTGGTTTATAAATGGGTCAGAAGTTCATCACAGGAAGTCTGGGCGTATAATGTCCATGATCAAGCCTGGAGGCAGTTGGATACAGCCGGGGCGGTAGATATGTATTTCCATAATGAAGATAATTACCTGAATTATTATGACGAAACAGCAAAAAAAATACACACATTCAATAATACAGAAAGTTCCACAGCCAGCTTTAAAACAATGAGATTCCCGGTAGGAATGGATAGAAAAACTAAAATACGCCATGCGGCATTTCAATACGATGGACAGGATACCATAACGGTAAATGTCTACGTCAATGGCGAAACAACCCCATCTACAACACATACGCTAACCGGGACAGGTCGGCAGATTAGGAAAATACCTCTGAAACGGTATGCAAATTCCGTCCAGTTAGAAATAGAATCAGCCGCATCAACAAACACTTTAGAATTTGAAAGACTACAATTAGAAACGGAGTAGAATCATGGATCCATATACAGCATATCTTTTATATCAAGGCGGTAAAAAAGCAATCGGAAGCGTGTCCAGGTTGTTAAACCCGAAATTCGGGCAGACACGGTACGGATCACAGCTGCATAGAATAAAGGAGCAAGGTATATATAGCCAGGCAACACGATCCAATATACTTACAAAAACAGGCAGGCAGTTCGATATCACAGCCGCACCTTCAATACAAAAAACACAAGGCAGGCTCATTAGGAATAATATGTATAACTCGGTTGCATCCGTTAAAACATTAGCCCAGCCGGGGATTGCAAAAGCAAGAGTCATGGCGCATACAGAAGGTGATTTACAGGCAGTCAATGAAGAAACAAAGCAGAGAGCCATCATTTCCTACGCTCAGGGTATTGACAGAGATAAAGCAGAACGCCGGGGAGCAGTTGCAGATTTGGGCGGAGTAGCCCTTGACTTTGGAGCGCAGTATTACGGAAAAAAAGCTGCGGATAAAAAGGCTTTGGATGCTTCTTATTCAAGTGCCTCTAAATCCGGGTACGATCCAAAAGAAATAACACTGCCAAGTGGCAAGAAGTCTTTTATAGACATTTCACCAAAATTGCTCAAAGAGGCTGGGAATAAGATAATTGACGATTATATGACACAAGGAGATAAAGGCGACCCGGCAAAATTACTCCAAGAGTTAATTAGACAATTTGGTGCAAAAGATGGGGCTGCGATTTTTGAGGCTATGGCAAAAGCGGGGATATAGAAATGGGTAATATTCGAGATTATTTAGACAAAAAGATTGAACCTCGCAAAATGTCGGACAATGATCGTGCCATCGCCAGGCATTATTCACAAGCATTTCTTGCAGACAGTCCATTTACCGGTGATTATGCGGGGACAGCTATTGCCGTTAGAGATTCGCTTGCCGTATCTAAATACGACCCAAATGCAACACCTGCAATCGCAAAGGTAAATAAGAATAAAAAGACCGAAAAAGACTATATTCAAGCATATATAAACGCCAAAGGGACATACCAGTTTAATCCTGATTCAGTCTCCGCAGATCAAGCAAGTGATTATAAATTTAAAAACCGGATGATTGTAAAAACGAATGAAGAATTAAAAGCAAAAGCGGAAAAGCAGTTTAAAGAAAAATATCCAGTTCCTTTGGAAGAAATACTTGAAAAAATTAATAAGGATGCAAAAGCATACGTAAAATTTCTTCAAGAGACAGGTGTGCGGAGCGCAGCGGAAATACAGCACGCCGCAAAAGTGTTTATGAGTCAAAGCATGGAAAAGGAGGGGTTAGACCCGGCGGGGTATATACGGTTAGATGAGCCGGACAGACCGAACACACCACACGTTGAATCAGAAGACGAAGATTTAGAAGATGTAAAAATAATACCACAGTCAGTTATGCAGCCAATTAAGATAGATGAGCCGTCCCCTGTCCCGGTTAAAAAGAGGGAACAGGAATATGCAAAAGAGACGCTTGCTATGAAAGTCGCAAATCCTCCTCCAGAATCCAAAAAAATTGGCAAAAAATTAGAGGCTAAATATCAAGAACTAACTAATAAATATAAAAACAATAGATACATTGAGGTTAAAAAGACCTACAATAATAATGCGAACAGATGGGAACTCAAATTAAAAACTGATGTTGAGGGCGAATTGAAAAGGCAACTTGGAATATATATATTGCCAGGCGGTGAAAAGATAGACATATCGCATATTAAAGAGGATTCAAATCGCAATCCAGATGAAAAAGAAGCATTATATCAAAGCAAAATAGTAAAATATGTTGGTGAATACATTCAAAATGATTTAAACAATCCTGGCAAGTAATGCCTGAACCATTTACAATACCGCAGATAAAGCCTAAAAAGCAGGCTGTACCCCCAGAGACAGTGTCGCCTTCATACGATCTGTTTGGGTGGGTAGATGATATAGCTAATTTTGAGAAACCCTCCTTAAACGGCGAATATGAGCCTCCGCAACAGCCAGAAGTCTATACAGAGGGTCATATTGTCCGAATGTCTGACGGCAGGGAAGAAATTATGGTCGATACCGGAGAGGAAATTGACGTTTCCGGTATCCCTCATTATTTAGCAGAGAAAGACACCGGGGAACAATATTACATCCCGGCAAGCGATGTGCCGCAAGATTCACTAACGGCTGTCGATGATCCGGTAATGGATACGGTCAGAGCCATAACAGAAGCAAACCAGATGCGGGCTGAGCGCGATTCGGTCATATTAGAAAGTTCTGATCCTGAAAAAACATTGACCGAGTTAAGGCAGGTGGAAAGCAAGGTTAAAAATGAATCGCCGGAAGTTCAAAAGTTCGTATTAGACAGACATAGAGCGCAATACAGACAACCCACACCGTTTGAACAGGCGGGAGATATCCCACCTGGGCGTGATTTCACAGGGCAGGGGTTTGCCGAAGCAACAAGACCGGGGCATCTCCCGGAATATCCAGAAGGCGAAAATGTAAAGCAGTTTTTTAACGAAGCGTTTGCACAACCATATTATTCCATGATGTCTGGAGTACAGGGCGGTACATCTCGGTTTTTCACTATGTTAGATAACTACGCCAGATATTTAGAGGACAAAACAGGATTAGAAGGCAGGGGCGGACTCTTTGAAGATTTAGCAAAACTGTATAACGATAATGCTGAATATTATGACAGTAAAGGTATTGATCCAAAAGAAGGGTTTATGAACTCTCTGGCAGATGCGTTATACACTGGTAGCGGTCAGTTAATAGTTGATCTTCCGCAAATAATAGCGTTGAGGAAATGGGGATTACCCATCTTTATGGGTGCGCATGGCGGGAGTGAGGCTATTGCAGAAAATGAACAATATAGTGAATTAATGGCATCTTTGCGGGGCGGAGAAACACAGTTTAGATATCTTAATGAAAACGAATATATTAAGCCGGAAGGAATAAAGCCTGCAATAGAGGCTATCAATCGAGGAGATCAATACCAATCATTTCATGGGTCTCCTTTACTTATGCAAACTATTGATAAATATAAAACGACTGAAAAGCCGGATGAGCATAGTATAGCACTCGGTATAGCCAAAGGGGTAGGCAAGGGAATTGTACTGCATAATATACTTAGCGGGCTGAAATATGCACCTCAATACATTGCCAAAACAACAGCCGCTACCGTGTTTGGCGGTATGTCGCTACAAGAAGAATTGAAAAAGCCTGCGGTAGAAAGAGACATGGCAAATATAGTCGCCGGTACTCTTATGGGGGCATTTTTTGGCAAAGGTCAAAAAGGAAAAACACATAAACAGTTCTTTAGTGAGATTTCTGATGGTCTTGGGCTAAACAAAATAACCGAGTTGCAACTGACTAAAAGCGAGATAGTGGCATTAAGGAAAGTATTTAATGCGCCGGAGGAAGCTACACTGTCAGATATTGAGTTTATACAGGGTATAACCAAAAACGGTAATAAGTCTTTTCTCTTTAACGAAGTGTTTAGAGGCGAAGGACGGATACCTGTAACATTAAGCAATAAAATTAAAGCCGTTATGAACAGGGTTCTTGGCAGACCGGTCACAGAAGGGTTGGAAATCTCCGAATTACCAGTAAAAGAAAAATTAGAAGGCAGGACGGTTAAATATGAGCCACCGATTGCAGTACAGAAGCCGTCACAGATAGAAGGCGAGGTTAAACCGGATATTGTGGAAGTCCCAGTGGAGATGTTAAAAAACATTGTTAAAGAACGACCACCAGGTGAACCCACAATTATTGAAGCTATTGGAAGTAAAGATGTAGTGTATATAGGAAAAACAAAAGCAATAGACGGCAAAGAGGCAGATGTATATTTATATGAAAACAAGAATATGCTTGCTAATTGGAGATTCATGGTCATAGGAAAAAACTATGCAAGTGAAGTGGGCTGGGCGGTTGGACTTGAAATATTAAACGAAAAACTTCCAACCGTAGATGTGTTTGAAGATTTAATTCGACTGGACAGGAGATTTGCAAAACCACCTGAGCCTCCTGTAGAAGTTCCGGAACTACCAGCAAAAGAAGAGTACGTAAACGAAGAGGAGTTGTTAGATATGCTGGATGACAAGGAGGGGTATCTGGCGGACACAAAAGAAGAAGCACCTGAAGGAACACTTGATGTGAAGAAACCCACAGAGACAGATGCAATTATAGAATTGAAGGATTTGTTTCAAGCGGTTGATCCAGAGGTAGTATATGAGGAACGTCTTTCTGAATTAAGGACTCTTAAAGATAATATAGAAGATCCGTTACACCCAGAAACTCCAGAGAATGCCATGTTACAGATACAGGCTGCTGGTCGGGAATTAGCTGGACTTAAACCAGAAGATGTACAAATAGCAGGACAAAATTATCAGAAAGTAAAGGATGGTACGCTGGTAGATATAATAAAGATCCATAAAGGCGCAGATATGGGTACGGTGATTGAAGAGCGTGCAGAAACATGGTATTGGACACAAGAACAAATAAGCCCTGACTGGGATAAAACAATAACTGAAGAAAGGAGAAAATACCATGATAGAACGAGAGAAAAAGACGACCCAACACAAAGTAATCTGGAATGGTTCAGTGATAAGGCGAAGGACAATGCGATTGGTGCGGAACCAGTCGGGAAGGTCGGTGCTGCTATTCAGCGAATCTTTACCAAGTTCCGACAGTACGCCCAAGCTCTCCAAAAGAGTGCCAAGAAGTTTGCTCGTTACGTTAGAGAAGGCAAAGTCCCGAGTAAATTAAAGTCCTTTTTAGAGAAAGCTGTTGAAGAGCCGATCCCAACGCCTAAAGAGGTGGCGGCAGCTCTGAAAAAGAAAAAGCCCAAACCAAAGAAGATCAAATATGATATAGCATTAACGCCGAAGAACCCCAAGTATGAGTTGATCCTCGAAAAGAAAGCAAGGACACACAAAGAATTAAAAGAAATTATACCTGCGAATAAGAGAGTTGCCCAGAAGAAGCCCAAGGGCAAGCCATATAAGCATATCAGCGGTGAGAGATTCAGTGATTTAGATCTAAGTAAGACTGAGGCTAAAGTCACGCTTACAGATAAAGATATTCAGGATGTTTGGCAGAAGGTTCTTAAATCCACTAATATACCAAAGGCAGAATTGCCAACAGGCATGGAGCCGCATGGTGCTGCTTTCTTCAATGATGCATTAAGTTTACCAGACAGAAGCAGGTACTGGTACGAGAACTCCGCTGAAACATTCAATGATCGTTTTGTGGACAACACACCAGAAGAGATCCAGACAATATTTTCTGTAAGCAGCGCAGCCAGCGTACAGGCTACTCCTGAACTTCAAATGAGAAGAACTCTAAGTATATTGGCAGAAAATGAGCAAGGCATACCAATTGAGACAGGTTTACCGACACCACAGTCAGTATCAGATGCCTTATTCAGACATTTGGCTGGCTTAAAGACAGGAAATTTCGAGCAGACTTTCAGTTATTTGAGTGGTTTTGTTGAAGAGCCTCCGCTATCTACTAACGACAGGCAGGTCGCATCTTATTTTAATATAGACCCCAATGAGCTTGCTGCTGACCCTAGACTGTATGAAGTACTGTCAAAATTCCACATAGAGCTGCGGGATAAGATCAATTCACAACTGGAGAAGGGACAAAACAAATATGAGAGCTGGCAGATTCAGGCAGTTGCCTGGGTTCAGGAAAGAATAAATAAAGGCGTATCCACTGAAGCAAATGATTTAGAAGAGGCAATGGATGCAGTATTGAATAGACTGAAAAATGCTGATGTAGATGTTCCAGTGAATGAAGCTGGTCAAATGATTGTTACAAAAGAATTGCTCAATAAGCCCAAGGTCATTGATGTTTTGACACCAACCACAAAGCAATTAAGAGAAAGTAAGATAGCAACGGTTGAAGTGGGCACCACTCAAACCCCAGTGGGAAAACAAGCTGCGAAATTATTGACCAGGGTCAGGGATATTTACGATAAGACAACAGATCCACGAATAAAGAAACAACTTGACAATGTTCGTCATCATTACAGATCAATACAAATTCGTGCCTTTAAAGAACTTGGCAGAAAAAGAAGTGAGATGTCAGGAAGTCCAAATCTTATTGATATGATTGTTACCGCAATGACTGGTAAACGAGCAATAATTACAAGGATCGATTTTGGTCATGGTGTATTTGGAACCTATAATGGTATTGCGAGTCCTAATATTCGTATACCAATGGTACAGAAATTTGGGGATAAGTATGTACCGCTAACCGATGATCAGATTAATATGGTATTGGGATTCATTGGTAAACCATTCAAACAGGATGCTATGGCAGCAAGTAAATTTAAGCCTGTAGATCCACAAACAGATCCAGACACTCACACTGTTTTCATAAAACAGTATAAAAAATTACATTCAGAGATAGTTGAAGATATTGAAAATGAGTTAAATAGAATTTCTGGTCTTGATTTTAGTTTCAATGTTCATCATGTCCCTAATGGTGTTGTTATAGATGTGAACCCGCATTTTAATGCTGATTTCACAACTGAAGCACCTGATAAGGTGATGTTAAATGATGTGATAAAAGAGGTTTTAGGTGACAAAGTTAACATAAAGTACTTGGATAATACATATGATGCTAACTATTTTGAGCACCCTGATTATAACCAGTTAATAAGGAGATTAAAAAATGGCATCGCAGAAAGACACAAAGCTGCCCTCAGGAAAAACACTAAGGCAAGTCCAAGCCAATCTAGATCAGCTATACAAGGACAAAAACCGATCAAAGAAATTCTCGAAGGATTTTCCAAGCATGACATTGGAAGAGCAACGGCGGGAAGGATTAAGTACAGAGCCGACATTGATTATCTCAACAGGGCGCAGACCGAAATTGAAAAAATAGCATCTAATTTCGATAAAGATACTGCTGTATGGAATAAAAAATCTGAACCAATTATAAAAAGAGCGGAACAACCGCCCCCACCCACCTACCATATAAAGAGACTATATAAAGATTTAAAAAGTGGAAAGACTGCGGATCTCTCCGCAGCAGAATTAAAAGCCGAAGCAGTCCGTTTAAGAACTGGCAACCCCCCCCCCATATACGCAGGATCAATCAATCTCGATAAATTAATATTAGACGATGCGGTTAATATGGGCTTTACGCCGCAAAGCATGAGACTGCTGTACGACGGTCTTGTCAGTGTAGGAAAATTTACATTTAATGATCTTCCTGGTAAATTAAGATTAGAAGCCCGCCGGCATGGAATCAATAAAGATAACTTTACCGAGCAGTTTGGTAACTTTAAAAATGCCTCCGCAAAAGCACAAGCCTGGTTTAAAAAAGTTTGGGAAGCTATAAAAGCGTGGTACGCAAAGAACCGGGAATACTTGCAGCAGGGAGCGATTAATCCGAAGCCTATCGGTTTTATCAATACTATGGCTGAAAGGTATAACCAAGCCGGCAGACCCAATAAATTACAGTTTATAAAAGAATTAAAAGAATCCGGCTTTACTAAACAAGAGATCAAAAGGGCATCGCAGCTGTATACCCAGATCAAGGAAAAGAGCCTTGTAGAGCCTGGTGTTGTTACACCTATCGAAAAAGAACTCTCTAAACTGGAAGATAAAGAGCAGGAAGCCGTTGATCTGATCAAGGCAGCAGGGTATCAAACGACAGAACAGTTTAAAGCCCGGGAAGTGCGAGACGATATACGCCAGAGGATCACCACATTAATACGAGGACACCGGATCGGGTCAAAAGAAAAGAACCTTGAACTGATGAAGTTGAAAATGATGATTCGCAACTATGCAAAAGATCATTTACCAAAATATGAGATTACCAAAGGACAGATAAAGCCCATATTAACGGCATTGTCCAAAGTGAAGAACGAGCGGCAGCTGAACGCTGTATTTAACCGTATTGATGAAATAGCAAAAAAAGTCCATACCAAACAGTTATTAAGGGGAATAAATAAAGAACTTAAACGTACAAAGATGAAGAAAGTGTCCGGGAAACTGACCGGTAAAATGACAGCAGACACACAGGAAACGATTGAACAGGTCAGGCAGATAGTAAAGATGTCATTGACCGAGGCGGAAACGGAAACGACAGCAATGTATGAAATAGCCGTTCATCAAAACACCGAACCATCTGAAAAGGATGCGCAGCGCATTTATTTACTGGAACTCTATGGCGGATTAAAAACCAAATCTGTAGATCAGTTAGCGGATGCGTTATTAAACCTGCAATCCATTATTAATGATGGTGTTACGCTGCGATCCATAAAAGAACAAGTCCGCAGAACCAAAAACGATATTATGCAGCGGAAAGCTGCGGAGATCATCACCGGTGGCAAACCGGTTCATGGCAAACTATTACGTAGAACCCAGGGTTTGGACGATACAAAGATGACAAGGATCATCTGGAATATTATGCGGGGGTCTAATGCGACAATGCAATCCTGGGAAACACTTCTGGACATATACTCTTTTCACGATAAAGGGTCAGCACCATACAACAGTTTTTTAAATATAAAGTTTGGTGGCGATTTGCGGGAGGCTGATCTGTCTGAACAGGAAGGAGTCAGGCTCAAAGAAATTATATTAACAGAATCAGCAGAGAGTATATTCGGTGCGAAGGGAAGAAAATTAGAAAAGATTCTAAACAAAAACGAAACGCCGGAAGAAGTAGATGTTGAAATCATGGTGGATGTATTACCGGAGCGGCTCATTCAATACGGCAAAACAACTAAATTAAAAGTCAGCCAGAATGAATTAGCCCAATATTGGATGTGGCTGCAAGACACAAAATTAGAAGAAACATTTAAGAATATGGGTTTTACCAAAAAAACAAGATTCCAGATTGAAGTAGCATTAGACCCTAAAGTGCGGGGATTTGCTGAATATCTGCTGAATGAGTTTTACCCGGCGTATTACCCGGAGATCAACAGCATATACAAGAATATGTTCCACGTGAATCTGTCATATAACCCGAAATATTCCCATTTATCCAGGGAGTTTTACGGAAAAGACACGGATCAGGGAGAAACGCTGGACAGCACCAGTCCATTAGCCTCGGCGTACAGCGGGCATCTGATTGCCCGGGTAGACAGTAAGCGACCCTTGCAGCCAACGGATATGCTTAAAAACGCCTATCAGCATATATTCCAGATGGAACATTTCATTTCCCATGCGCAGCCGATCCGTGAACTTCGGGCAGTGTTTAATGATGCAGAAGTCCGGGGCGGCATGGAGGAATACTTCGGTGTTAAGATGCTGCAAGTGTTCGATCGTTTTGTGGAAGATATAGCCCGGGGCGGAATTAGCCGGGATAAGGTCAGTAAATCTGTGGACTTGCCGATCCGTAACTTTATCAGGGCTAAAATAGGATTGAAGCCGGTCATCTTTTTAAAGCAGCTTGCTTCTATACCGGCAAACATGGCAGAGATGCCGGTACACCAGTTTATTAAGGGTATGGGCGGATTCTTTATTAACCCAAGAAAAGCCATTAGAACGCTGAAAGATTCGCGATTAGTAAAAAGCAGGGGCAAAGGGTTTAACCGGGATGTCAGGTCTTTACTTGTAAGGTCTACAACTAAACGCCTATCGAACACTAAAGGTTTTAATGATTGGCTCATGTCATTGGCTAAATTGGGTGATATAGGGGCGATTATCTCTGGCGGCTGGTCTGTGTATGACTATCACTATAAAATACAGATTAAAGCGGGTGAATCACACGATGCAGCCCATCTGTATGCCATAGGGAAGTTTGATGCGACAGCCGAGAAATGGCAGCAGTCCGGTCAGGTGAAGAATCTATCTCAATTACAACGTAGTGGTTCAGTAATGAAAATGTTTACCATGTTCCTTAATTCCCTAATCCAGTATTTCCAGCAAGGTGAAACAGGTATCAGAAACTTAATCGCCGGTCGTGGCAAGAAAAGCGAGAATATCAAACGGACACTCGTTGCTTATGTCGTTTTACAGGCAGCGTTTCAAATTATAGCCCAGGGACTTAGTTTTGACCCGGATGATGAAGATTTTTGGAAAGAACTCTCTATATCATGGGCGAAAGGTATACCTATACTTGGCAGTGCATTGAAATGGCTGGTCTTTAGAAGATTCATGTATACCATTACTCCCATAGAGTCAGTGATACCGGAACTTGGGCGAGCGTGGGATGCCGGCGGCAAAATAGTCCAGGCTGTGGGCGGAAAAGAAGAATACACACAAAAGGAACTGGTTAAAATGGCTGACGATGTTATGAATGTAATCGGAACTGTGACTGGTACGCCGTATCAAGGAGTTAGCGGTATTGTTAAAGGTGTTTACGAGACAGTTACCGGAGAAGCAGATAAGCCAATCCGCAGATCACTGGGCTACAGTAATTATGCTTTATATGGAACAAATGAAGAAAAGCGGCTAATCCTGATTAAAGCGGTGGAGCATAATAAATCACAAGAAGAATTTATAGAAGATTTAAGCCTATATTATAAAGGTGAAGGTAAATCAGCTGCCTATATTAAACTGGCAAAGAAAAAAGCAATAAAGGATTATAAGATATACAGCCGTTACGGACTTGACAATGATAAGGTCAATGAATTAATGAAAGGCGGACAAACGAATGACGATAAGGCTAAATATCTTAAAAGGCTAAAAGGAGAAATGCCGGCAGCAGAATTTAAAAAGTTTTACAACGAGGCGAAAAAGCTGAAGGTGATATCGGACGACCTGCATAGTAAGTTCACAGGGAAAAAGAAAAAATCAATAACCAGAAAATTGCCGTCCCGCCAGGCATACAGCCGCAAAGCATATTAGAGATTTGTAATGATGATAAATCTAAAGTAAATTAACCGTACATATTAATTGACTTACAGAGTCAATCTTAAAATTAGACGCTCTGCATAATCCAACAGGTTGGGGTTGGTAGGGCTTTTTTTTTATCTGAAAAGGAGCAATACAATGTCCGCAATACCTATCGTAAAAGGGTTAGGATCGGCAAATAAAGCCGTTAGTATAACAGACAATGAAACCACTCACGTTAAATGTCGTGCAATATATGTAGGCACAGACGACAGCTATGATTTTTATATAAACGGTGTTTGGGTAAAGTTTAAAAATGCCAATGAGGGTTCGATCTATCCTGTTAGAGCAACAGGGGCAAGAATATCTGCTGGTGGCGTTGCACCAAGCACTGGCGACATAGTGTTTTTGAACTAATGCTTGGATTAGGCACTTCTCTAACCAGGGGAGGAAAAGCAGGTCGTACCTACGTCAAGGACGGTCTCAAACTCTATATGCCCTACAGAGGCTCTGACGCTTCCGAAGTAAAATTCGTAGGCACAGGCTCTACCAGTTTTGATGGTAGTAATGATTATGTGGATACAAACTCAACATTTCAATCTACCTTTCAAGGTTCATTTACAATTAGTGCATGGATAAAGCCCACTGATGGTAATCCTTCAGGAGATGAAATATATATTGGTACAAACAATGCCGATGATACAGATGCTATGTATCTCTATGTTAGAGATGGAGGAGAATTAGGGTTTTATTATAAAACAAATAATAATAGTGATTTAACTTTAACAAATAGTGCATTGTTCACTGATGGACAGCAAGATTGGTGTCATGTATGTGCAGTTGTTGATGATACTTTAAATCAGGTAAGTCTTTATTTTAATGGAGTTTCACAAACATTAAGTGTTAGTTATGATGGTGATATTTCATCAATAACTAACTCTGATTTTCAGTCAAGTGGAACTACTCCTAATTTATTTATTGGGGCTTATTCTGATAATGGAACATCATCAATGGAGTACAAAGGCTCTATCAAGAACGTATCTATTTGGAGTAGGTGTTTAACCGCCACAGAAATTCAGAATGTAATGTATCGGTCATATGCAGAAGTAAGTGGCAGACTTGCAGATGGGCTTGTGAGCTGGTGGGCTTTGGATGCTACTGGGTTAGGCAGTGAACTTATTACTAATGGAACATTTGATGATGCAAGTACGACAGGATGGGAATTAGCATCAGAGGGTTCAGAGGTTGTTAATCTTTTTACAATTAGTGCATCTGGGAATGGATGTAATGTGTCAACTGATCCAAATGCTGACCACAAATATTTTGGGACAGCAGATGATGGGTCAGCTCAAGGTTATGGTTTTAGTATTATAAATGACAGAACTTATCAAATATCTTTTGATTATACACAAAATAGTGGTATTTCTCCAAGAATAAGGATTAGAAAAAATAGTCTTGATGGGGGTAATATAGCGGATTTTGAAGTGGCTGAAGGAGCATATACAAATACTACTGTAGAAACAAAGACATCAACCTTTACTGCAGGTGATTATTCTGGAGGAACTCCTGCTAATATTGGCTATCTATCATTTGACCTTGGAGCAAGTACAGCTACAAATTTTACTATTGATAATGTAAGTCTTAAGGAAGTATTGGTTAAAGACCTAAAAGGTTCTAATGATGGTTCTATATATGGTGCAAGAGTAGACGAAGACCTCTA